TTCTTCTTGCTCTTACTGTTGAAGTGTTCGCACTCTTTACAGCCGCCCGGATTGTTTATTTCAAATCTGGCACAGGTGTGGGGTGACTTTATAGGCGTTACTTTCCTTTCAGTTTCGTCAGGATCATAGTCAGGGTGCCCCTCAGACAGCGTATGCACAGCTTTGTCACGGTCTGAACAAAACTTAGCAATAGACAAAGCGTCAAACCAACGCGGTTCTATTAACGTGCTACGATTTCTTATGCTATCTTGCAGTTGCTTACAACCATCTCCCCGAGTAACTATACGTTTAAAAGAAAAGTCCCTGTTGAGTGCCTCAAATTTATCAAGCGCATCCATCACAGGTCTTTTACTAGTAGATCCCGACTTACCAGCACTTGCTGCTTCCTCCTCTTCCTCCTCTGTTACTCCGAGTAAAGAGCAAAGCTCGTCAAAGTCATAACGTTCAGTAGTTCCTACCTTTACACTTGCTTTCTTAGGTGGATTACTCTTGTGGTTGTACGTCTCAGGTAAGCGCATGATACGTGCTGCATCATACACATTGGGATCGGCATAAAACTCTTGGGTAGCACAAAGCTTTTTAAGTCTGTTCGCTAGTGCAAGCCATTTGTTTTTAGGCACATCTTCAGTGAACCCCCAGTAGGCGTGTATACCGTTCCCAGAATCTATGATTGCAGGGTCAGGTAGTTCTACAAGTTCACAAAAATCAATCAATGCTTGGTTGGCAATTTCTTTATCAGGGTACCCATCGGGTAAACCAGAGGTAGCATTGGGTTTAGCTTTTTCCTCACCGCAATCTATGTCTACCCATATAGAAGAGAAACACTCTATGTTGTCAGCTAATCGGCGGGTGGACCCTGCCTGTAGCCTACCAAGTGTAATGAAAACGTTATGGTTGCCTTGTACTAAGTCATCTATATGACCATCTAACGTCTCTCTGTCTTCTGTAAAAAATGGTGTTACCTGTTTATCTTTCATGCCAACCACACAATACACGCCGCCCTTTGGTACTGCGTAATCTATGAGGTTAAAATCAGTCATTTTTTATACTCTATTATTAACTCTTTTATTGACTCAGTTAAGTTATCGTTAGGCTCGTGAGTACCTACGAACCAGTTATAAACAGCTTGCCTACTGACCCCCAATCGGGAAGCAATCTCGGCAACGGGTACTTCATTCTTTATGCACACGCGACCGAGCTTAACTCCCAATAGAGACCTGCTGGCTTGTCTGTTAAGGATTCCTATCCTCGTAGTGTAGCCATAACTCATTTGCTTTAGTCGTCTCCCCATATGTCTATGATGTCAGCAACCTCAGTTGCAGCAGCTTCAGGTTCTTCTTTCTTCTTTTTCCTTTTAACCGGCTCTTTTATTTCTTCAACCTCTTCCTCATCATCGTCAAATAGATTGTCAACAGAAGTTGGTTTATCAACCGTTTCATCCTCGAACATTGCACTGCTGTCCTCAGTTTCTTCAGGTTGTGCTGATGTTTTAGTACCACCTGCAAACCCTTCTTCTATATCAAAAGGTGATTTGTTTTTGGGGGGCGCAAATTCTATAAGCTGTACACCTTTTAATTGCAGGGACACGCCTCCTTTTTTATCGTCGGTGTTATACCAAGGATACAAATTAACAAGTAAGTTTATTTTACTACCTGAAGTAATTTGGAAACCGTCTTCCAGCATTTCGTTTTTTGCATTGAACTGTACAGGACGCTCTGATTGCACTCCTTGAAACTGCGCCTTTTTCTGAGCTTTAAATTCAACCCCCCCATCTGTTTTTTGTATGTTTTTTGTAGCCATTTTTTCAGGCCAGTCTTTTGTTCGGTCTGGATGGTTATTCCACGCTTTTACCATGTCCATATGTATAGATTTAGCTTGCTCCTCACTTACTATAAAACTAGTCGTATACTGTGCACCAGTGGCTGTCCATTTGCATGGTACAGTTCGACCTCTCGGCCCTTGTGACCTATCAAATGCGTAAGGTTGGTCTAGTCGGGGGTACTTTGCTACTGCATTTTTTATCTTGTATGACATTAGTGTTTCCTCATCTTCGTTAGTGGTATTAGCTACAGCTTCGATTATCTTGGCTGTGTTTTGCAGTTCTTCCTCTGATAAAGGACGAACGGGTTTAAAATATATCTTGTGGTTTCCATCTGTACCTTCAAAATATATCTCAGTTAAAACGCTACCTACTTCTTCTTTGTTACGTTTTAAATGATCCATGTACTTGTAAAGAGTTGTCCCTCTTGCGTCTCTGGAAAAAAGACTCCATGCACCTATCCTAAATCTGTACACAGTGTCAGAACCAAGCAGTGCTACTCTTACAAATGTAAAAAACTTACAGGGCGCGCCTTCCGCACGGTGGCTATTCTTAATGCTCCTACTACAGTCTAAGCATCTGTTTGCTTGCTTGAAAGGTGCTTCCTTGCTGGGGAAAGAACAACCTATAGACCAACAGGCTAGCTGATCCCCACTATAGTAAGACCTCGATAACGTACCACTGTTGACTACCACTGCTTGGATAGCTGTTAGTGATTCACCAGTTTCGGGGTGCACGAAGCTCCCGTCTTGTACGCGTAGTGTGTTCATTTCTTTGATGGTTTACGTACAGATATAACGTGCTTTCTATTTACCTGTAGGCTTGGCGGTACTACTTCAGGATTCTCTTCTAAAAACTCCTTCATGTTGCCGCCGTGAATACGCTTCTCTAGTAGATGAGTAGCTTCGTTCTCTAGGATAAATTTGTACATCTCATCCCAATTACTTACTCCAAAGTGTGTTTGCACTCTGCGGGATACGGTACCGGATTTTGTTTTGATTGACTCGGTTTCTTCACCGAATAGCTCGTCTAGTTCTATGCTTATCTTCTGCTGTTGAGCTTTGATAACTTTTATCTCATCTTCTTTTGCAAGAATTGCTTCCCGCATCTTTATGTAGATAGAAGTTAGTTTTGCTGCTTCGTCATTGCCGTTCATACTGTCGCTCCTTTTTAAGGGGACAGCCAGTTTAGGCAAACGTTTTTACATTGTCAAGTATTTAATTCTTGTTTGTATAAATCAATTATTTTGCTGTGTTGATTTATGTTGGATCGAAGCATACTGTACAAGCGCGTCTCCACTTCGCTCCCACGTATGTGCACAACAGTCATGGGATTGTGCTGTCCCGGCCTGTCAATACGAGCGTTGGCTTGTAGGTATGTCTCTACACTGGTGACGGGTGAGTACCATATAACAGTATTAGCTGCGGTAAGAGTCAGACCGTGTGATGCAGCTTGAGGTTGTATAACTAGTACTTGCGGGTTGGGACTATCTTGAAAGTTTTTTATTATCTCGCTTCGTTTATTAACCGTTACCTTCCCTGATATTACCTTGCACGATATTTTGTTTTTAATCAGGAACTCACTTAGAAGTTCTATAGTGTGGGTAAAAGGAACGAATACTAAAACTTTGTTAGACGATTCATCTATTGCTTCTTTAACTACTTTTAGTCTGTTGCTAACGTCGAACTCAATAACTTCTTTATCGTCCGTGTACACTGCACCACCAGATATTTGCAACAGTTTATTCAGGTTAGTAGCGGCATTCACTGAAGTAACTTGCTCTCCGTCTGCTTCCATAGTCATACGGTCTTTCAACAGTTTGTAGTAAGCAGCTTGTTGTTTAGTGAGGGGCGCTTCTCGTTCTACATAAGTAAGCGGGGGAAGGTCCAAACACTGATCTTTCTCAAATCGAATCGCTGGCTGTAGCACTCTATGCACTATTTTGTCTGCGTCTGATTTGGGCCTCCATGTAAACTGAGTAGCTTTATACATGACGGCATCTCTGAATTGCCCAAAATACTTTGGCGTATTTTCATTGTTTACAAGCTTTGCTAGACCGAACGCATCTACAGGGGATTGTGCTGCGGGCGTACCAGTAAGCATCCACAACCAATCTACGGTATTGACTATGCCACGTATTGTTTTCCACCTGTTAGTTTGTGCATTCTTGTAAGCGTTAGCTTCGTCAATTACTATTAGATCAAAACCTC